CGGAGTGTCAAATTGAAGATATTAAAAATATTATGTATAAGGGTGATTGACATGGGAGTTTATGGAGATGATGGATGTCGTAGATAGATTGGTTCAAGTGGAATTAGAAGATGAGGATAATTTTCTTAGGGTTATTGAAACATTAACACGTATTGGGGTTTCTTCTAAACGTGAGAAGAAACTGTTTCAATCGTGTCATATATTACACAAAAAGAATAAGTATTATATTGTACATTTTAAGGAATTGTTTTTATTAGATGGTAAAATGTCAGATTTTTCTGACAATGATCGTGCTAGAAGAAACAAGATTGTTGAGTTACTTGATGAATGGGGATTGATTACGGTTGTTAGACCTGATGAGTTTGAAATTGCACCAATATCACAGATAAAGGTGATACCATACAAAGAAAAAGAAGAATGGGAGTTGATTCCAAAATATAATATAGGGAAACGTAAATAATATGGAGACTCATGAACAATTGCAACGATTGGTTGATGAGTATAAGATAGAAAATGATAAATTTTTAAATAATAATTATTCTGCATCTAAAAGAGCACGCCGTTGCTTATTGGATATTGTTCGTGTATGTTCAATACGGAGAGATGAAATATTAGAAGAAAGAAAATGGATTGTTTCTACATATGGAGAAGGTAATTATGTTGGAGAACATGCCAGAAGAATGGCAAGAAAATATGGACTTAAAGAAGGTGAGTCTTATGATTGGGAAGATTGATTTAATTAATGGGAGAGTGTAATGAGTAATAACTATGTAAATAATTTGTTTATGAGAACTATGATACGTAAGTATGAGTATGAGAGAGATGATGCTATAGCACATATTAAAAATTTGTTTGATAATCCGGTTGTTTCGGATTATCAAACAAACAGTGAACCGTCTATCACTGATGAGTTGGATTCATGGTTACATAAATTGAGTGATGCTGAAAATAAATTAAAAAGTTTGTTAGTGCATTTTGCACAAAAAGACGAAGAAACAAAAAGTGAGTAGTATTAAAGTGGTCAGATTGATATCTGGTGAGGAATTAATGGGTGAGGTTAAGTTAGAAGATGGTATTTACGAATTAAAAAATGTTTGTCAATTAGCTACTTCATATTCTGACCCTACTACTGCCACTGCTAGGATTGGGTTGGCACCGTTTATGCCATATACTGATGCGAAAGATTGTATTAATATGAGTGTTGATTTTGTTGCATTTGTTGTTGATCCCGTGGTTGATTTGGTGAATGAATATAATAAAATATTTGGTGCTGGTATAGTAATACCGAGTTCGAACAAACCTATTAAATCTGGTAGTTCTGCATTTGTTAAAATATAGTTTATAATTTGGAGTTTTTTTTATTATGAGTGTTGATTTTTTCTATACTACTGTTGCTCGTTCAGGTAATGATATATTGTATAATGGGTATGATAGAGATGGGAATTTCAAATCAGAGAGAACTAAGTTTGAACCCACTATGTATTTAGAGTGTAATTCTAATGCAGAAGATTACTACAAATTTGGCAATCCTAATAAAGATTGGTTGTCTATTCAAGGAGTACCTTTAAAGGAAATGCAATTCAGTAGTATGAAAGAGTCTACTGAATTTATTTCTAGATATAATGATACTGATGTTTCTATTCATGGTATGTCTAATTATATATCTCAATATATCTATAATAGATATCCAAATGATATAGAATATAATGAGAAGTTTATTAATGTATCTAATATTGATATTGAAGTTGAATCTAGTGATGGTTTCCCAGATCCACAAATAAGTGCCCAACCTATAACTGCAATAACTGTTAAAGATAATGAGAATATCTATTATGTTTTCGGTTATAGGGATTATGATGTTGATAAATCACCACATAAACATTTAAATATTAAGTATATTAGGTGTTTAGATGAGGATGATCTTTTAAAACGTTTTATAAATTTTTGGTCATCACCAAAACATAGACCAGATGTAATAACTGGGTGGAATATTAAATTTTTTGATATTCCATATATTGTTAATAGAGTAGAAAAAGTACTTGGTAAATATTATGTTAGTAAGATTTCACCATGGAAAATTGTTCGTAACCATAGTGCTGTTAAGATGGGAAAGGACCATCAATATTATAGTATTGTTGGTGTTGAACAGGTGGATTATATAGATTTATATAAAAAGTTTACATATGTAAATAGAGAGTCATATAGATTAGATCATATTGCGTATGTTGAATTGGGTGATCGTAAATTAGATTATTCTGAACATTCCAGTTTGCATGAGTTATATTTAAATGATTTTCAATTGTATATTGATTATAATATAAAAGATGTTGAAATTGTTGACAGGTTGGATGATAAATTACGGTTGATGTCTTTGTGTTTTACGATGGCATATAAAGCTGGTGTTAATTATGATTCTGTGTTCGGTACTACATTGATATGGGATACTTATATATATAGATTATTGTGTGGTAGTAATATGGTTCCCCCACCAAAAAAGGAAAATATTAAGTCTACATTTGCCGGTGGATATGTTAAACCACCGATTTTAGGTAAACATGAGTGGGTTGTGTCATTTGATTTAAACAGTCTATATCCTATGTTATTACAACAATATAACATGTCTCCTGAGACAATATTACCATCTAGTACTAGTGGTGTTGATGTTGAGGGGTGTTTGAGTGTGAAAGAGTTTGACAGACAATATGATTCGACAGAAACAACTATGGCGGCGAATGGAACACATTATAGAACAGATGTTGTTGGTGTGATACCATCTGTAATTGATAAGTTGTATTCTGAACGTCGTGTGATTAAATCTGACATGATTACACTTAAGAAGAAACGTGAAGTGGAAGTTGGTAATGATTTAGATAATAATATATCATCATTACATAATCAACAATTAGCTATTAAGATTATGATGAATGCATTATATGGTGCTATGGGTAATCCTTATTTTAGATATTATGATTTGAGAATTGCGGAGGCTGTTACTTTATCTGGACAACTGTCTATTAAGTGGGCAGAGAAATATATGAATGATTATATTGATTCTATTGTAGGAACAACTGGTGGTGATTATGTTGTTGCTATTGATACTGATTCATTATATGTTAATTTTACTCCTTTAGTTAGTAAATTGGGATTACCGGTTTCTGATAAATCTAAGGTTGTTGATATTCTTGATAAGATATGTAAAGAAAAGTTTGAACCGATGTTGTTATCTGCGTATTTGGATTTATATAATTATATGGGTTGTTATGAAAATAAGATGGTTATGTCACGTGAAGTTATTGCAGATGTTGGTATATGGACATCCAAGAAACGATATATATTAAATGTATTTGATGATGAGGGTGTTAGATATTCTACACCTAAATTGAAGATGATGGGTATAGAGGCAGTTAGAAGTTCTACTCCAGAACGATGTAGAGAAAAAATTAAAGAGTCTTTGGGAATTATAATTAATAAAAATAATGATGATTTAATAGATTTTATTGATGATTTCAGGACGGAATTTAAAAAAATGGATATAATGGATATATCATTTCCACGCGGTATTAATGAGGGTATTAACAAATATTATAGTAGTAGAGATGTATATACTAAAGGTACTCCAATACACGTAAAGGGTGCTTTATTTTATAATTTTCTACTTGGTGATTTGGGGTTGAATGGTAAATATCAAACGATTAAATCGGGAGATAAGATAAAGTTTTGTTATTTAATAGTACCGAATCCTATTAATAATAATACTATTTCTATGTTGGATGTGTTACCGCCAGAATTTAAATTGAATAAGTATATTAATTATGATGTTCAATTTACTAAAGCGTTTTTAGATCCAATTAAGACAATAACCGACTCTATTGGTTGGGATGTTGAACATAGGAATGTTTTAGATGATTTTTTATAAGGAGAGAAGTATATGGGGTTAATGGAACGAATGAGGAAGAATTCTACTTTACAAGATAGAATTTCTGTATTACAAGATTCTATTTATTTGAATAGCAATGATGTGGTTACTACTAAAGTTCCTGCTATTAATATTGCTTTTTCTGGAAGTCCTTTTGGTGGATTTAGTTCTGGGTTAACTATGATTGCTGGACCATCAAAACATTTTAAGACGGCATTCGGTTTATTATGTATGAAATCGTATATGGATAAGTATGAAGAGTCTATATGTATATTTTATGACAGTGAATTTGGTACACCACAATCATATTTTGACACATTTGAGATTGATACTAGTAGAGTGTTACATGTTCCTGTTACAGATTTAGAGGAACTTAAATTTGATATTATGAATCAAGTGAAGGAAATTAGTCGTGATGATAGAATATTTATTATGATAGATTCTGTTGGTAATTTGGCATCGAAAAAAGAGGTAGATGATGCTCATGCTGAGAAGAGTGCTACTGATATGACAAGGGCAAAACAATTCAAGTCATTATTTAGGATGGTTACACCACATCTTACATTAAATGACATTCCAATGATTG